CAAATAATAAAAATAAATGGCTGCTATCGTCACTGACCAATTTAGGGTTTTAAATGCTAAAAACTTTGTGGATTCTGTAAAGGACCCTAATAATTCTTATTACATATTTTTAGGATTAGCAAATCCTACACCATCTAATGTTGGATACGGTAGAACAACTGACTGGAATACAAATATTCCTTCTCCAGAAGATAGTCTTAGTTACGTAAATCATGTTAAAGATACTGTAATTTTTGGTAAAAAAATTACTTCAGATAATGTTAGAAGATTGATCCGTAAAGTTGAATGGACTAAGAATACAATATATGAAATGTATCGTCATGATTATTCAGTATCCAATCAATCCCAAAAAACTAATTCTAATAGATTATATGATGCAAATTATTATGTAATTAATAAAGATTTTAGAGTATATCTGTGTATTGATAATGGATCTAGAGATACTAATAGATTAGGTAATCCATCACAAGATGAACCAACATTTGTTGATTTAGAACCATCAAGAGCGGGTGAAAGTGGTGATGGTTATATTTGGAAATATATGTTTACAGTTTCACCTAGTGATATTGTAAAATTTGATTCTATCGAATATGTTCCTGTTCCTGCAGATTGGGAAACAACTAATAATCCAGATATTAAAGCCATAAGAAAAAGTGCTGATTCATCTATAAATGAAAACCAGATTAAAAAAGTCTTCATAGAAGCTTCTGGAACTGGATATACACAAACATCTGAAGCTTTAAATATAGTTGGTGATGGTAGTGGTGCTAAAGTTCTTGTGGATGTTGTTGGTGGAAAGATAAATGATGTGATCGTTTCAAATGGGGGTAAAGATTATACTTATGGTAGAGTAGATCTTTCACCAATCAATCAAGGAGCAACATCTTTTGCTCATTTAATCCCAATAATTCCACCATCACTTGGGCATGGATATGACATCTATACAGAACTTGGGTGTGAGAGAGTTTTAGTATATGCTAGATTTGATGATTCTACAAAAGATTTTCCATCTGATGTAAAATTTTCTCAAATTGGTATTTTAAAAAATCCAACAATATATGGATCTGATAGTACACAATATACTGATAGTACATTTTCAAATTTAGGTTCTTTAAAGTTAATTGATAGTACAATATCACAATCAGAGTTAGCAACTCCAGGGACTAAAATTTATCAATCAATTACTGGTGTTGGAACTGCAGTTGGATATATTGCATCATATGATGGTGAAACTAAAGTGCTAAAATATTTTACTGATCGATCATTATATTATAATAGTTTAACATATGACCAAAAAGACTCTAGAGATGTATTCACAAGTGGAAAACCAGTAGGTTTTTCGACCGAAGGTGGATTAATTACAACATCTTCAGGTTTTAGTGCTGGAATTGATCCTTCATTTAACCAATCAACATTTGAAGTTTCTAGTTCAAAAACAGTTGATTTGGATTCTTCATTTTCAAATGGAATATCTTTACCAGAGATAAATAAAAGGACGGGAGATATTGTTTACATTGACAATAGACCTATTGTAAATAGAAATCCCAAACAAAAAGAAGATATTAAAATCGTACTGGAATTCTAAAAAATCAAAATGGCTAAAACAAATTTAAACGTCTCACCATATTTTGATGATTTTGACGCTGAAAAAAATTATTACAAAGTATTATTTAAACCAGGATATCCAGTCCAAGCTAGAGAATTAACTACTCTACAATCAATACTTCAAGAGCAAGTATCTTCTTTAGGTAAGAGTATATTTAAAGATGGATCGGTTGTTGTACCAGGTGAAGTTTCTTATGATCCAAATTATTATGCAGTAAAAATTAATCCAATTCATTTGGGATTAGATGTTGAATTATATTACAAAGAATTGATTGGTAAAAAAATTATTGGAGATGTTTCTCAAGTTACTGCTGTAGTACAAAATGTTTTATCTAGAGTAGATTCTACAGAAAATGTAACTACTTTATATGTAAAATATACAAACTCAAATTCATCTTTTCAGAATACAAGTTTTGTAGATGGTGAAACATTAACCATTGTAGATAGTATACAATATGGTAATACAGTTATTACGGGTGGAAATACTATTGGATCTCTTATAGATGCTAATTCGGTAAAAATTGGATCAGCAGTTTCAATATCTCCTGGTATATACTTTATAAGAGGATTATTCGTTAAAGTATCCCAAGATACAATAATTTTAGATCAGTATACTAATACACCATCATATAGAGTTGGATTAAGTATAACTGAAAATTTTGTAACATCTTTTGATGATAATAGTTTATATGATAATGCTAAAGGATTTACAAATTATTCAGCACCAGGTGCCGATAGGTTTAATCTAACAACAAAATTATCCAAACAAGGATTACAAGATTTCAATGATACAAACTTTATTGAAATTTTAAGGATAACAAATGGTGTAGTTAAAAAAGTAAAAGACACATCAGATTATTCTTTAATTAAGGATTATCTAGCTAAAAGAACATTTGAGCAGACTGGACATTTCACAGTAAGTCCATTTTCAGTAGATGTTGTAGATTCATTAAATAATTTAACAGATTTAAGTGGGTTATATAAGAGAAGTGAAAGAACGGATCAAAATAACATTCCTAGAGAAGACTTATTGTGTGTAAAAGTTTCTTCTGGAAAAGCTTATGTTTCTGGTAACGAAATTGAAAAATCTG